ACATTCAGCGTCTCAACATCCACAACTGCCACAGCTGGTTGCAGCCCCATATCTACATCTTTGATATTCTTCCGAACCAAACAACCTGTATTCAGGATAACTTGATCTCCATAACTATCCTGGAATGGATAATGATAATCACCACACAACACCAACTGGTAACTAGGATGCTGTCGAAGAAACACGCGAGGACTTTCTAAAGGCTGTCCTGGATACAAAGGCCTAATGTTAAGCCTATGATTAGGCACAGGAATATCAGCACCAAATGAGGCTCCATAGATCGCCACACCATTACCTAATTCCTGTGTGCCAAGAATTGAAACAACACCAGCTGCCTCCAACACCGCCAAGGGGCTATTTGGAAGTGTAGCAGCTGAATGCCCGGTAACATCATGCTGGCCGTAAATGCAAGAGACAGGAATCTGATACTGACGGAGCAGTCGAATAATAGCACTCTTAACCCGATTGGCGACAGTAGGTGAATCAAAAAAATCCCCAACTTGGATCACATAATGCACCCCCTGTGCAACAAAAATATCCATTGCCTGCTGTAGCTTACCAAGCAGGGTCTGAAAATAGTCATCTTGACGCCGCTCAGGACTACGATTGGTCAGATGGAGATCACCAATCACACCGATTTTCATCAAGCTTCTCCAAGTAGTATCTTTTTCGTCTCGTCGGTCAACACACTTCCACACGAAGGACAAACAGATAATTGTGCTCTCAATTGCTTCACCTCTTGCTCTGTATCCTGAATAGCAGATACAAGTGAGTCACTTTCACCCTTGATTGTAACCAGATTGGAAACAACAGTTCCGAGACCTGCAATTCGTTGCTTCAATTTATTATACTCTGCCTCAAGATCTATCCTTGTAGAGAAGAGTGTATCAAGAGTATCTGGCAACTGGACAGCAGCTTCCTGAACCTCGCAAAGCTCATCGATTATCGTCTTCAAAGTTGTTATTATTGAACTGGTCTGGTCAAATCTTGACGACAACTCCTCAACTTCACTTGTTATCTCCTGCAGCCGAGCTTCAGGAAGGACAACCCTTCCAGACTGCACTTCCTGGAGTTGAAATACTATGCTGGACAGTGTTTGGATCTTCTGGACAAGAGCTTCACTCTCGGCCTGAACCGTCTGGGCTGAAGCGATGAGGGCTTCTAACCGAACTGTATTGATACAGTTGATGCTCTGAAGGTCTTGTTCAACAACCTCAAGATCAGTCTGACAATCCCGAACTGTCCTCTGGACTTGACGACTTCTTCGACCTAGAACATCTAGCACTTTCTTTACATCTTCCAAACCAGTAGCAGCTCGAATATATTGAGCTACTGCTCCAGGTGACTCAAAAACTAGGAAATAAGGTGCTAGTTGAGGCTGATAGTTCAACTCTGACAAATTCAATGCTTGAAGAATCTCATCCGGAGGGGCATTACCAAAAGCAGTATACTCAATATCCTGAGAAGTGTTCACTAAGGAATAGGTGTTGGTAGACTTACCACGGACCCGTGTTACAGCAGTAATCTTCTCACCTGTCCGAAAAACAAGTTGGACACGAGCCTCTGTCTCTCCACGCCGGATAAAACTGTTTCCGAGAGGGCGGTTGGTAGCAACCCACTGAAGAGCTCGAAGTAGTGCAGACTTCCCTGAGTTCGGATCACCTATAATTGCATTGATCCCAGGAACAAAATTCAACAAGGTCTCAGCGTGAGACTGAAAATTCTTGACGAAAAGGTGATCAAGCATCTATTAGACTCCCGTAGGGGCGCTCCAACAGGTTCACAGGATATGCCTTTGTTTCCCGTATAAATACCTTTTGCAGGTGGGGAGAGATGTTTTGTAGCTTTATCTGGCCAATCCGAAGCTGATGCTCCATCCAACCCATTCGAGCTAGGAAGTAGGCATCAGCAACATCAGTACCAGGCCCTGATAGCTTCTTCATCTTCCCCTCTTTGAGCCATGTTATTGGTACTGACACACCTGTCTCATCCATGAACTGGGTATAAACCTGATTTTTGGTCGCGTGTCCATAGTTACAGGCAAACAATTTGATACTATCTGGATCGTGGACTCGTAGCTTTCGATGAGCTAAGACACAAGCTCGTTTGATAGCTCCTGTTACTTCTGCTGTTTCGTACAGTCGTGTATTCTTTGAATTGAGGGCGTAGCCTTCTAAACAAACGATTTGAGGATCTCCACCCTCACTCCACTCCTCCAAGCAGCGAAGTACAAACTTCACAAAGTACTCAATCCTACAGAAGTGTCGAGGATGATCACTCCGAGCAGAAGGAGCCCTATATAGTTCACCATGGTCTGGATCTTCTTTGACGAACTTCTTGGTATCAGTTAAGAAGGCCCAATGTTGTAACTGTCCTTCAGAATCAAGACAGCACATGCCAAGATGGTTAAGGGAAACATCAAGCCCTGCTACTAACATAACCACCTACCATTCTCGAGCTTTACGATTTGGTGCTCGGTACTCATTTTTCCACACCTCAGCTACAATAGCTTGGAGCTCTTTCTCACGTTTTTGTTCCTCAATCAGAGCTAACCAGTGTTGAATCTGCTTGTCAACCTGCTCAACCTCCCCACCACAGGAACACTTCTCTGTACCAGGCACTAACAAAGACCCACATGCCTTGCAAACATCCAAAGTAACTGTAGCAGTCAATCTATAAGATGGACTCGCACCACTCGACACTAGTGCTAGGTAGGACAAATTAGAAACGATGTCATCCATCCCATAGTCGAAAAGGATCTTGAACTTTCCTTTCCGAAAAGGTGGTGCTACTTTGTTCTTATCGATCTTGAAATTGACCCAGACACCAATCTCCTTCTCCTTAGAATTGACAACCTTACAACCATGGGTCAGATGTAGTCGAACCGAAGAGTAGAATTCCATTCCTCTACCACCAGTGGTCACTTCTGACGCATAAACAGCCCCAACATTATCACGAGTCTGATCTATCACGAACAAAGTCACATCCTTCTCTGCCAGGAGACTGATGTACTTTCGGAGACCCAGTGAAATCTGCTTAGCTCGGTAAGCTCCGAAGCCCTGCTTAGTCATCTCAGTACTAATCTCGAAAGCTGCAGGCAAAGCTGTAATACTATCAACAACAATCACCTTCGGTTTTCGAGTTCGTAGCTTTAAGATGCCACCAAGGTATGTATCAAAGAACTCCTCTAGTGTCCCAGGCTGTTCCTGGACTTTCTTTGGGTCACTCCATCCGTATCCATAGTAGAAGTTTTCATGGGTACAGTCAAGACCGTAATAAGCAGCAAAGGCTGGATCCAAGGTATGCTCCACATCAGCATAGAAAGCATGCTTACCAGATCGAAGTGCGTATCCGAGTATGGTGGTGGCCAGCACACTTTTAGCTGTACTGGCACCACCATATACTTGCACAATGCGACCGATTGGTATACCGCCAGGAAAGGTGTTAGATATCGCTAGATCCAACACAGTACAACCTGTAGAGCACCAGTCCTTGACTTCCGGCAAGCCAAGAACTCTGCATGCTTTAGCGGTCTCTTGCATCTCATCTGCTAACTTTTCAGCCTCAGACATTCGTATCCTCCTGCTGCTGTTTCTCAAGCTCTCGTGCTCGAGCATTGGAGCGTCGGACATCCATTATGTCCTGCTCATTTACATCACTCTGAGCACTAGTCAGTTGATGATGGTCTCGAGACAGATCATGGTGAGAACTATACAGCTCATGGATAGCCATTGACACAGCATCTTTGAGCATAGATTTTCGCTGTTCAGCGGATGTCAGAAGGACATTAGCACAGTCAGCCAGGTACTGGGCATCACCATACTCCTGTTGGGCAGAGCGATACTCATCATGTGTTGTAACTGCCTCATCTATTGCTGCCTCTGTAATCTTCTGGATTCCGAATGTACCTGGGTTGGCTCGTGCCTCTCTCTTAAGTCGAGCTGCAGTAAAATCTAAGGTGTCCTTGGCTGTGCGGGCTGCTCGCTTGATTTGTGCTACCAGCTCACCAATCTGGTTGTACAAGACAGCCTGGCCTAGGCACTCCTCACCTAATCGCGACCCATCAATTTTCAGAGCTCTTCGAAAACCCTGAAGCTGGTCGGACAGCTCACTCATCAGGCACCTCCGTTCTTCAACTGATTGATACGAGCCTGAACATCAGGATCAATTACCGGACTAGCAGAAGTGGCTCCTCCTCGGGATCGTGTTGCGGCCCCTGTTGTAGAAGCTGGGGCCGGGACTGGGGCCGGAGCTGGAGTTGCTGCAGGGGCTGGGGCCGGAGCTGGAGTTGCTGCAGGGGCCGGGGCCGGATCTGGAGTTGCTACAGGGGCTGGGGCCGGATCTGGAGTTGCTACAGGGGCTGGGGCCGGATCTGGATCCACTACAGAACCAGTTTCAGAAACAGGAGACGGAGCAGACTGCCGTGTCGGGGCTGTCCCCGGAGCTCCACCAAAGACCTCAGCATAAACTGTCTCGTAACGAGGCCAAAGAAGATACGAATCAAACTCATCTGGTACATTCTGGAACCATTCAGCCGGGGGCTGACCATTGGTGCGGTTCAGTTCAAACGCCTCGTAGGTTGTATTCCGCTTGGTCCCGACTCGAGTAAAGTAGACATCTGCTCCGTTCACAGGATCACTGACATCGACCTTCTGTCCTGTGCGCTTGTCAACAGATGCGTTAATGATCCCATCCTTGACCCTCTTGGGGGCATCAACCCAGTGGAGACCTTGAGCTTCTGTAGTTTGATCCTTCACATTGTAAACAAAGAAGACATACCGACAAGCGGCGTACAACTCCTCCAGTCTCTTGTCATTCGGATCAGCCGCCTGGATCTGGTCATAGTACTCACAGACCGGGCACCGACCCATCGACTGACCATCAGTATTTTTCGTCTTTCGCATACAGATGAAGGTTCGACGATCAGTTCCGATGTTTTGGTGGATGAACACCTCGCGGCCGTAGAAGGGCAAATTATTTGCATCAAACTTCGAAAACTTCGGCGAAATGATACGCCAGAAGTTGTTCCCTGGTTCGATCTTCAAATACTTAATCCCTTCTCGTTCCAGAGCCCGAACATTGACGTAATCGAACTTGCCCCCACCTGACCTTTGTGTTTTCTCATACTCAGCCTCAATAGCAGCCATTCGGCTCATCGTAGTACCTCCGATTGATAAAACATGTAATCTTTTGTTTGTCACCTACAACAACCATCCCTATGTCCTATGTACTCCTCAAGCATTAAGAAACTCGTTCCGCGAAAAACAAGCTCGAGCAATCTGAGCACCAAGTTGGGCACGATTTCCGTAATAGACACTCTGAGAGAAAATGTGGATAAGCCACGCTAGATCCAATGCTTCTGCATCATCAGCAGCCGTTACTAGCTTCTTGTACAAATACGTCAAGATGGATTTTCGGATGGTTTCTGGCCTATCCTCAAGACTATCAAAAACCTGAAAGATGTATCGCCACTTCTGTCGACGGGCTTGGGGAGAAGCATACATTAGCTGACACAGCTCTATTACTTGATGGTCATGTTCTGTCCCACGCAAGAGAAGCCCAATCGCAGTATCCAAATCGGCAATGCCCTTCACCTTCTCCAAAGCTACCACTGCTGCCCGAGGAGATCCATCTGATGTCCCTGCTACCGCCTGCAGGATCTCATCAGACACACCTAACTGTTCCTTCTCAGTAACCTTTCGAACCAACTCCAGAATCTTCTCTGTAGACAGGAGGCTCATCTCATACTGGGAACACCGGTTCCGAATGGTATCAATGATAGCTTTTGGTTCTGTCGTACAGAAGATGAAGTAAGTGTGAGGCGGGTGATCTTCAATAACCTTCAGGAACGCTTCTTGAGCTGCTGGAGTTAACTGGTGACTCTCATCAATAATGTAGACCTTGGCCCCACCACCAAGCACAGACAAATGAGCTGAGGAAGCAATCTCTCGAACTGAGTCAAGGCCACGTGTGTTCGCTGCATTGATCTCAAAGACAGAGTCACCTGAGGCACCAAACATAGTAGCCAAGATTCGTGCACATGTTGTCTTCCCAGTTCCTGACGGACCATGCAAAAGGATAGCATGGGAACGACTTGATTCCGGGCCCTCAGCCATCTTCTTGAGAGCCCGGATTGTTGCGTCGTTTCCAACTACTTCGTCAAATGTGGATGGCCGTACTTTCTGGTACAGACCCATTTCAGTTCTCCAAATCGTGGTTGCGACCGATAGACATCAGCTGGTGACAGTGCGGGCACAGGTCCACCTCCCGGGATATCTGACCAGCGACAAACTGAAGCTGGCAAGATGATGCAACTGACATCCTCTGTGAATGTGTTGCAACACGTGTGACAGCATTCCACAGATCATACATAGTCTGGGGACCAGCACCGTCGTTCTGACCTTCAGCAGCCTGTATAATCTCTTGCTGGGTACGAACTGAAATACCAAACCTGGTAAACAAAGACCTAAGAGCCTCAATCCGATATCCCTTTACAGACATCTCTGTCAATCGACGAATGCGACCAAACTCAGTATCCAAGGCTTGCAAGGCCATTGCTGTTGAATGCCTCACCCACTCCCGAATATCATGTGTTTCGTCGTTCCGATGTGACCACTGACCAACATTCTCAGAACTGTAGGCACCGTTAGAGCACCACTGGCGAAAGATATAGGGTGTGATCTGAATCCTCTGCTCTCCGACGATGGAATTCTCAAATTGGATTCCACCATATAACATATCGCCACTTCCAGCAATGGGCTCAAAAGATCGATTAGCTACAATAGCCACCCTTGAGTGCTCCATGGATGTGTAGACCTGATGGTAGCCAAGAACATCAGCAGTACCGATCACTTCTTCAGCTGCTTCTACCATCTGCATGTTAGAATAGTACTTCGATCGATTGGCATGAGCTCCAATAACAACCCCATTCTGGATAAAGAACCGAAGCTTACCAGTAGCATTGTTCGCATACAGATAGTTCAGGTTATGGAGCAGAAGCTCATATGGAGCCCAATCACTAAACGACTTTGGCAACTTCACACCCCGAGCCGCTTCATAGAGCCCTGTAGTCGTCATAGGGTACTCAACATCATCTACTGTAATAACAGCAGCAACGTCATCTCCACTCTTGAATGAGATCTTACAGTCACCTCCCAATTCCACATCGCGATGGGTTAACCCTTCAGTCGGTGCCAGAGCTTCAACCATCTGCTCCCGACTCATGACAGCAAGCTCACTAGACATAATCAAACCTCCGAATAAGACAATGGTTTCGTCATCTATTATACTGCACCATAAAAACTAGTTCTTTGATTTTATGGGTCATATATAGTTATGCTTCAACCTCAACTGCCAATCTACCATTATCAGTATTCAAAGGAGCAAGGTCATACCAACTTGGATACCCTACTTCCCACTCCACAGCCAATGGCACATCTCCTTGCCAATCAAACCGTTTGGAGACCATAATCTCAGTAACTAACTCAACTACTTCTTCTGCTTCAGCTGGTACAGTATCGATAGCGATGCTATCATGGATTTCGAAGATAGGACGGGACTGGAGTCCTCTTCGCTCCAACTCAATCTCGATCCTTACTAATGCATCGAGCAAGATGTGAAAGCCAGGACCTTGAATTGGTGTGTTATAGATCTTGTTAATGTTGAGTGGGCCATACCGACGGAATCCAGACATTGCTTCAACATATCCACAATTGATGTAGGTGTTGATCGTCTGCTCCTGCCAGGACTTGACCCCATGAAACTCAGACCAGAACTTCTCTTGGACCTTAGCAATATGCCCATCTGGTACATTAGGAAAGTTTCGAGCAATAGAATCCGGAACAGCCCCGTAGAAAGATGCGAAGACGAAGCTATTCTTTCCTTGGAATCTCTCATCCTTTGATATTTCTTCCTGGGGCTTCTGATAGATCTCAGATGCCCATCTCCGATGGGTATCTACACCCTCACAGATCTGTCGAATCAGCTCAACATCACCGGACGCCATTGCAATAACCCGAACTTCTAGACCACTGTAGTCCACCTCTAGGATAATTCTACCT